CATCTGTAAAACGGGAAATGCGTTAAATTTCCTGCCTTATATATAGTAAGGGGCTTTAATAGGAAAGACCCTGAGCTGCTACGGTATGGCCTCTTACGAGGCCCCTAGGCCGAGTTCAGTCTTACCCCTCAGTTCGCTGTAGCTCCTTCGGGCGTTAAGCCCGACCTGCCCAGTACTTTTAGTGGGGATTAGTGTATCTAAAAGATACACGTCCAAACAAAGATTCAGAATACTAGGAACCTAGTAGTTCTAAACTTTGTTGGTAGGTCTATCTACTGGTAGATAAAACCTTCCTCGCCTAGTATAAAAATAAACCGATTCCGGCCGGTCCCCAATAAATTTTAGGAGATCACGTGGCTGACAATAGTGCCGACATCGCCAAGAGAATCATCCTTGGCTGTGTAGCAGAGGGTATGACCATCGAGCAGGCTTGTGCCTCGGCTGGTAAATCCATTAAGACTTACGAGTACTACCGACGTACCGATAAGGTCTTTACAGACAAGGTTGACCGAACACGCCTAGGTCTTAAGGACAAGTCCTTTGCCTCTGGTGATGTTCACGATTTAACCTTTGCTGAGTTCCGCGAGAAGTTCCTCCACTCTAAGACCTTCCCACACCAGCAAAACCTGATAGATATGATTGAAGGCCGCGAACCTGGTTGGCTACACCCTTCTATGAAGTATGAGCCAGGACTTGCATCTAATAGAATTTTATTGAACATCCCGCCCAACCACGCCAAGTCTATTACGATCACGGTGGACTATGTAACCTGGCAGGTAGTACGTAACCCCAACTTTAGAGTTTTGATTGTTTCACAGACCCAGCAGTTAGCTGCCGACTTTCTCTACGCCATCAAGCAACGCCTGACTCATCCGATGTATGAATCACTCCAACAGGCTTACGCTGCTGGCGTAGGGTTTAATTCCAAATCTGCCTCGTGGCAGGCTACCCGCGTCACCTTTGGTTCCGAGCTACGTGAGTCTAGCGAAAAGGATCCAAACATTGAAGCCATCGGTATCGGTGGTCAGATCTACGGTAAGCGTGCAGATATGATTATCGTAGATGACGCTGTTACCTTAAAGAACGCCAACGAGTTTGAAAAGCAGATTCGCTGGTTAACCCAGGACGTACGATCACGTTTGAACCCTACAGGCAAACTTGTAGTTATTGGTACCAGAGTTTCGGCTATGGACCTATACCGCGAACTACGTAACGAAGACCGCTACCCAGGTGGACTGGTCCCGTGGAAGTACTTGGCTATGCCAGCACTTCTGACTACGCACGAAGACCCTGACAAGTGGGAAACTCTCTGGCCTGCTAGCGATGCTCCCTTTGATGGTCAGATGGAATCTGATAAGAACGAAGACGGCCTGTATCCTAGATGGAATGGTCGCAACCTTTACAATGAACGCCAAGCTATGGATGCAAGTACCTGGGCTTTGGTCTATCAACAACAAGATATCTCAGATGATGCCATCTTTGATCCAGTATGTGTGCGAGGTTCTATAGATGGTATGCGTAAAGCAGGTCGCCTTGTTCCTGGTAACCCAGGCCATCCGAGGGATGTTAACGGCTTTTCTTTTATTTGTGGTCTTGATCCCGCTATGGTTGGTGATACAGCCGTCGTTTGTTACGCTGTTGATAGGGCTACACATAAACGCTATATCGTTGATGCTATTAAGATTACTAGGCCAACACCTGCTGCGATACGCCAACTAATCTTTGACTGGACTTCCCTGTACCAGCCCAGTGAGTGGATAGTAGAGAAAAATGCTTTTCAATCATTCTTAACGCAGGACGAAGGCATCCGCCAGAATCTTGCCTCACGGGGTGTGTTACTGCGAGAGCACCATACTGGAACTAACAAGTGGGACTCCGGTTTCGGTGTTGCTTCTATGTCCACCTTGTTCGGCACAAAGCAGTTCGACGGCAAGCACCACCGCGACAACCTTATTCATTTACCTAGTGACCAAACTGAAAACGTCAAAGCTCTTATCGAGCAATTGATTACGTGGTCACCTACTACTAAAGGCAAAACCGATATGGTGATGGCACTTTGGTTCTGTGAGATCCGCGCACGTGAGATGCTCAACCAAGGTATGCACAAGACCCACCATATGAAAAATCCATTCCTGTCTCGTTACGAGGTAGGCAAGCGAACAGTTATCAACATAGATGAATTGCTCGCCGAGAAAGATCGCACGTTCATCTAATAAGGAGATAATACAATGGCATCATCACGTAGAAAAATTATGGATATGGAACGTAAGTTAAATCTTACTAAGTCCACAACTGGAAAGTCAGAGCGCATTGCTTCTGCACTAGCAAAACCTGCTAAGTTGAAGCCAAGCGAAAAGGCAGCAGCAGCGGCGGTTATTAACCCACGCCGTGTGTTAGACCAGTCACGAGCACTTGCTCGCGCTAAGGGTTCAGTTGCTCGTGCAGAAAAGAAAGCAGCCGCTGCTAAAATGCTTAAGGCAACTACTGGTGGAACTGCAGCAAAGAAGCAAGCACCAAAGCCAACAGCAAAGAAGGCACCTGCTAAGCCAACATCTTCATTTGGTGGCAACCTTCGTCAGAATATGAAGAAGTCTAAGTAATGGCACAAATGAAAAAGAAGTCAGATGGTTCAAACACAAAACCATTTAATGTTAAGTTAATGACACCACGTGAACTTGTTGGTGGCAAAGAACCTAAAAAGCCTGGTCCTATAAAGCCAGGAGCGCCGCGCACTCCTTCAGTTGGTACAAAGAAAAATATGCCAAAGACTACAGGTGCTAAGCCTACTGTTAAGAAGCCAATGCCAAAGGTTGGTCCTAAGCCAACAAGAACTTTAACACCTAAGCCTAAGACTACAAAGAAGTCTCCAGGCAAAATGACTCCACAGGATGCAGCTATGAAGAAGATCCTTGAGGGCAAATACGGCAAGATTTACGGATAAGGAAAACAATTGTTATCAGTCAAAGAAGTTGACGCTAAGCTAGCACGCTTACGTACTCGCTCATCAGCGCGAGATCAACGTATGCGTGATGTGCTTTCGGTGCGTCAGGGAGATATCTCTAAGGTATATCCTGCAATGTTTTCAGAGGAATACCCAAAGCCTCTGGTTGCAAACTTCATTGACGTAGCAGCACGAGATCTAGCAGAAGCAATGGCACCACTGCCATCCTTCAACTGCTCAGCAACCAATATGGTTTCAGATGCAGCACGCAAGGCAGCAGATACTAGAACTCGTATTGCAAACTTTTATGTAACAAACTCTGACCTACAACTGCAGATGTACACAGCAGCAGACTGGTATAACACCTACGGTCTTGGTATCGGTATGGTTGAGATGGACTTTGAGGATAACAACCCTCGTATCCGTATGCTCAATCCATTCGGTACTTACCCAGAGTTAGATCGTTATGGTCGCGTTATGTCCGTGACTCAGGTTATCGTTACCGATGCAGAGACATTAGCGTCACAATATCCAGAGTATTACGATTTGATTCTAGGTAAAAACCAGTACGCTTTGTCTTCTCCTTATATCTCAATGGTCAAGTACCACGACAAGGACCAAGATCTACTGTACTTACCAGAGCGTAAGAATTTGGTACTAGCACGCACACCTAACATCTTAGGTAAGGCAATGGCATCTGTTGTAATGCGTTCTTCACTTGACGGTGAAGCACGTGGACAGTTTGATGATGTTCTATCTGTACAACTTGCTCGTGCTCGCTTTGCAGTATTGCAGATTCAAGCAGCAGAAAAGTCTATTCAAGCACCTATTGCTATCCCACAGGATGTGCAAGAGTTGGCACTTGGTCCAGATTCAATTATGCGTTCTGCTAACCCACAAGGTATCCGTCGCGTTCCACTAGAACTACCACCTGGAGTCTTTACAGAGTCTGGCGTATTAGAGCGTGAACTACGTCTTGGTGCTCGTTACCCTGAATCTCGTTCAGGTAACATTGACGCATCAGTTGTAACAGGCCGTGGTGTGCAAGCACTACAGGCTGGATTTGATACACAGATCAAGGCAGCACAGGCACAGTTTGCTCGTATGTTCCAAGAACTTATCTCAGTATGCTTTGAAGCAGATGAGAAAGTATTTGGTGGTATTCCAAAGACTATCAAGGGAACAGATGACGGAACACCTTACGTTCTTAAGTACACACCATCTCGTGACATCAAGGGTGAGTACGGCGTAGATGTACGCTACGGAATTATGTCTGGTATGGATCCAAACCGTGCCATTATCGCTTTACTACAAATGCGTTCAGACAAGCTCGTATCTCGTGACTATGTACGTCGTGAGATTCCTATGGACTTAAATGTTACGCAGGAGGAACAACGTGTTGATATCGAAGAAATGCGCGATTCTTTGCGCGTGGCTGTTGCTCAGTATGCTCAAGCCATTCCAGCCCTTGCAGCGCAAGGCCAAGACCCTACAGAGATTATCACCCGCATTGCATCTGTTATCCAAGGTCGGCAAAAGGGCCAATCGCTAGAAAGCACAATCGAAAAAGCATTTACACCAGAACCACCACCTCCAGCCCCAGAGATGCCACCAATGGCACCAGGTATGGAACAACAACTTCCAGCAGCAGGAGCGGCCCCCGCCCCAGCCTCAGCGCAACCTCCACAAGAACAAGGTGGTATGGCCCCTGCTGCTGGTCAAAGACCCGATATAGCCCAATTACTCGCTGGTATCACCGGCGCAGCTTAAGCAGAGGAGGTGTAAATATGAACAAGGGATCTCGCGCAGCAGCGCCAATGTCAAAGCCAGTCGAAGGCAAGAAGGACACATCTAAGCCAGCAGGTGGCAAGGTAGTTCCATCAATGATGCCAGCAGGCCGTCGTGGCAACGCAGTAAAAAAGGGATAATAACTTTTTAATGAGAGGTGTACTGGGCGATGAAAGATGATAAATACATTCCTCGTCCAGTGCGCTTTCTCGATCTTGTTGTTGTAGGTGTAGGCTTTATACACAACATAGCTTCATCAATTGAAACCTTAACAGGTGAACTAATGGAGTTAGCAATCTATCAATCAAATCATCTTACTCAAACCAATAGGGCTTGGGAAGATATGGCAACAGACTTAGAAAAATTAGAGGAGGACAAACAGTGAGTATGATGAATCCACTGGCTGGACCAGCAGGCCCAGGTAAGTTCTCCACACGTACAGATAAGTTGGAAATGGGTTCCACAGCATACGGTGAGGGCGTTGAGACACAGGCTATTAAGTCAGGTGCTCCGCTAGCCAAAACTGGTGATGTACGTCCTGCTCGCGCAGGCGATGTACGCCAAGCAGCTACACAGGCACCAGTAACAGAATTATTTGCACCAACAGAGCGTCCAGGAGAACCTATTACTACAGGTATTGCAATGGGACCAGGTGCAGGACCTGAAGCATTAGGTATGCGTCCTGCAACTGAGAAACTATCTGATGTGCTAGCAAAGATGATTCCTTATGATGAGACTGGTGAAATCGCAATCTTGTATCAGCGAGCAGCATCACGAGGTCTATAAATGGCGCAGAATAATTTAATTTCTGCAGCAGCACAGGCTGGTCTTAATCCATCACAAAAAGCACAAGTTGATGGTTTAGCAAAACTACTTGATTCTCACAAGACCCTACTTGCTCTGCCTGCACCAGTTGCACAACAGAAGTTTGGTCAGATGACTCAAGACCAACAGAACGCTCACCTTGCTATGTTTGGCGAATCAGAAGATGCACCGCCTGAGCAAAAGCGTGGTTGGTTTGGAACAGCATTTCATTATGCAACAGCTCCTATTAAGGCTGTCGTAGGTGGAACCTTTGCTGCATTAACTGAAGTATCTGATGCGATGACTCGCATCTACCGTACTGGTGCTATTGCGCTAGACCAAGGCGTAAATATCGGCAAAGCCTTTGAGATTGCTAACGATAAAGGCGATATGGTCTTTAGCCCAGATCGTATATCACGTGCTAAAAAAGAATTTGGTAATGACTTAATCAATGTTGCTATGAAGGTAGCAGGCGGTACCCCGCTTGATAAGATCATTGCAGAAGGTACTGAGATTGAAAAGCAGATTGCACGTCGTGCAGATCTACGCTACAGCACAGAAGAAGATGTTAAAGATTTCCAAAATGCGCTAGATAAGGTCAATGCTGCCAAGTATTCTCCTGGTCGCGCTATTGCAAATATATTACTTCCAGGTTCAATGGAAGGTTCAGGCTTTCTCTATAAGGGTATCTCTGGATTTGCAGATGCCTCTTACCGCATCTTTGCAGACCCAACACTAATACTAGGTAAGGCTAAGAAGGCATACGATGCCGGAGACTTCCTACTATTTAATGTTATTGGTAAAGAAAAGTTTACCTATGGCCGTAACCTATTGGCTGTTGCTAATAACACACAGAGATTAGACAAAGTATTTGAGCAAAAGGGTGTAGTAGATTTCTTTAATCTCTATGGTGAAAAACTAGACGAACTAAGTAAAATACGCAATACGACTAGAGACTTACGTGCTCAAGTCGCTGTTAGCGATGAACTACGACGCATTGCACCAGAGTTTGGTCCAGCAGCTATAGATGAGTTTATTAAGGCTGGCGTAAAGGATGCAGCAACTGCAAGAAATTATCTACTAAATGTAGTAGATCTAAAGTCCATTGTTAGTGGACAAGCAGCACGTATGACTCCTCTTGTACCTACACTTAGCCCTGCACGCAAGGCACGTATTGCTACATTTAGAACAGCAAATAGAGTATTTAACATTGATGAAGTTGGTCAAAAGATTGTTGATGCTTTCTATGGCACTAACACAATTCAGTATGAAGACATTGCTGCAGGATTAACAGATGATGTAACTCAACTTGCAGGTTTAGAACGTCAGGTTGGCCGTATCAAAGGATCTGATGGGGCTACTCGTATGCCTTTGCGTCAGATTCAAGGACGCATTGACCGCTTTGCACGCAAGTTTGCAACTATCCCATTCTTCCGTGACAACCAATTCAACGTACTAGCGGCTGATGCACCAACACAGGTATATCGTCTAGCTCGCCTTGCCAACTCTCGTTATCACTCAAAGATTATTGCAGAAGCATTTACTGCAGGCAACGAAGGTCAGCGCAAGCAGATCTACGAAGGTGTCTGGTATACACTTGCAACTATTCGTGGTGTAGATAAATCAGAAGCTGGAAGAACATTCCTGCGTAACTTTGGTAGCAAGGGTGTTCCAAAGGCTTACGCCTCACCTACTATCGTTCGTGAAGTTGACGAGTTTGGCAATGAAACTACCAAGCGTATCAACCCTGATGAGTTGCCTAATGGACAACGCTCAGCATTGTTTAACTTTCAACTATCTGAGACTATCTCAACTCCTAGTATTCAGGACTTAGATCGTCTAGCTGCACGCTCTGGAATTATTGATAATGTTATGGGTCTATCCCAACAAAAGTGGGCAGATGATATGACATCTGGTTGGGTTCTTGGAACTCTAGCCGGTCCTAAGTTTCCAGTACGTAATGCTGCCGAAGACTTAATGCTTCACTTAGCAGTTGGTGATTCTCCTTGGGGAGTTGTAAAAGGACGTTTGCTATCAACACGTTTGCGTATTGCAGCAGGAGAAGGCAAACTAGGTTTTATTAACAAGATTGTCCGTAAAAAAGAAGTTGATGCTTTTAACGCAAAGATTAAAGCAGCAGCAGAAGCTGGTGATGTTAATGCAACACAAACTGTTATGGCAGAGGCAATCCTTGACTCTATGGTTGGAAGATTCCTTGACCCAGAAGCAGCAGAATTTTTAGCAGAGTTTGCAAGGTTTGGTCGCCTAGGTGAAACTATGCGTATCATTGGTGAAGGTGGCAAGAACGGCCTTCGTGGTGCAGATCAATTTATGGCAGCAACAGATGATGTTGCACGCTTTGGTGAAATGGCAGCATTAACCTATGATGGAACTGCATATAAGATGGCTTATGGTAAGCGTGCATACGCACCATTTAGCCCAATAGCAAGTACCGAGAGTCGCCTTGGCTGGTTAATTCAGATTAGTCGTGTAGCAAATGATGAAATTGGTAGCCTTGCAATCGCTAACCTTAATGATGAAGGTAAAGCAATTGATGAAATTGTCACTTACCTAAAGGGTCTATCTCAGCAAGAACGTGAGCGTTTCCAACTTTATAGCATCCCTGGCGAAACAGAGCAGAATCACGCAGAGCGTGCTTTCCAAGCTGTTAAGAATCTTTTGTCTAAGGAAAATGGTGATGTTAACCAAGACCTATTGGCTAAGATTCGATTCACAGATGGCCTTGGAAAAGTAAAAGTATCTGCAAATAACCTTGGATTAGATGATCTACCAGGTCTTGATGACATCGCTCTTGCTCCTAAATGGATTAACGGTCCAGTGCTTGTACCAGTGACAGAGGGCAACCAGTTTGCCGCTGGAATTATGGAAAAATTATGGGGCTATATGGGAGAAGCTAACGCTAGATTCTCACGTGAGCCATTAGTTATCTACCAGTTAACAGAAATTCGCAAGAATATGCGTGCTACAGGCTTTGAGAAGTCTATTATGGACCGCTTTACTGTAGGTTTAACAGGTGAAGCACTTGAACAGGGTAAGGAAAAAGCAACTCGTCACTTAGTTGATATTGCAGAAGACCTTGCTCGTGAACGAGTCCTAGCATTTGTAGACAATCCTGCAGTGCGTAGCCAGTTGGCTATGTCTGGTCGTAACTTTGCACGCTTCTATCGCGCTACTGAAGACTTCTATCGTCGTATTGCACGCACAGTAAAGTATAACCCAGAGGCTTTGTCACGTGCAGCACTTACTTATGAAGGTATTTCACACTCTGGCTTTGTGCAAACAGATGATAATGGTGAACAGTACTTCTTCTACCCAGGACTAGAGCCTGTATACAAAGCAGTTAATGGCATAATGAAAGCATTTGGAGTAGAAACAGCGTTTCAGATCCCAATGCCAGTAGAGTTTTCAGGTAAGTTGAAGATGATTACACCTTCTATGAACCCCGACTCATTGTTCCCTACATTTGCAGGTCCATTAGCAGCGTTTCCAGTTAAAGTAATGGGTAACTTAATACCTCAGTTTGCTGAATTGGAAAGAGCTTTCTTGGGTGAATATGGCGAAGATGCGCCTATGATAAACGCTGTATTACCTGCACACGTTAACCGTATCTTGGGTGCATTAAACAAGGATGAGCGATCATCTCAGTACGCATCTGCTTTCCGTAAGGGTGTTACCTACCTAGAGGCTGCAGGTTATAGCCCAAAGTCTCGTATTGAGATTGTTAATGGTCAAGAAGTAGAAGTTCCACCTACACCTGGTGAACTACAGGAGTATAAAGACAAGTTGCAGTCTGCAACACTAAGCGTTCTAGCACTTCGTGCAGTCTTTGGCTTCATTGCTCCAGCATCACCACAAGTTACACTCAAGTCTGATATGGCTAAGTGGGTACGCGACAATGAGCGCACAAACTTCAAGCAAGTATTTAATAATCTATTGCAAACATACAATGGCGACATTGATAGGACTACAAAAGAGTGGATTAAGCTCTATCCAAACCAGATGCCATTTACAGTATCTGAGTCAGAGCGTAATACAGTAGCTGTGGTTCGTGCAGTAGATGGTGCAGATACCTGGATTCAAGAGAACAAACCATTGCTTGACAAGTACAAGGAAGGTGCTCCGTTCCTTATCCCTACAAAGGGTGACTTTAACTTCGATGCTTACAAGATTATCTTCCAAGCAGGTCTAAAGAAGAGTAAGACTCTTGATGGTTACCTTAAAGAAGTTGGTGCTGCCAAGGACATCCAGTACTACTACAGTCAAAAGGAACTATACGAGGCAGATTTAGCAGCTACTCCTTCAGATGAAGGAAAACGCTTAATTCGTCAACGATGGAATACTTGGGCAGACCAATATAAGAATACACGTCCAGTATTGCAAGAAGAACTAGGTACCGGTGGTGCAGGTCGTCAGATCCAACGCCAACGTGCATACCAAGACTTAGTTAATATGCTTAGCGATAAAGATGTAACAGCACAGCCAAAGACTCGTGCTCTACTTTCTAAGATGGTTAGTGAGTTTGAAGCCTACAAAACTGCTCGTGATTCTATTACTGGTAATGGTGACACACAACAAAACTATAAGGACTTGTTGCGTCAAAGCATTAAAGTAAAATTGTTAGAAATCGCAGGGGCAAACCCAAATGCTAAATCAGCATACGATGTATTATTCTCACGATTGATTGGAGACTAAAATGGCTAAATCTGCTGATGAAGCACGCCAAGGAGCTATGCAGACTTGGCAAAGCCAGATAATTCCATCTGGTGCCACCATCTCCAATACTGGTGTTAGCGGAGGCTACGCATCTACAACAGTAACTGCAAATCAAGATGCAAGCATTTTGTATAATATGTCAGAACCAGATCGTAAAATCCTTGCTCAAAGATTAAAGAACGCTGGATACAAGGTAGCAGTTACTGGCAAGTACTCAGATAAGTTACTTTCTGCTTACTCAACAGCTTCTATGAAGGCTGCACTCCAGAGCCAAATGGTAGGACAGCAGTTTACTGTAGGTCAATACCTAGACCAAGAAGCAGCAGCTCGGATTGCAGAAGGTGCATCAGGTGATGGTCCATCTATCCGTAAAGAGGTTCGTATTGCAGATGAGACAACTGCTAGAACTCTTATCAACGCAGTTCTTAAGGACGCACTAGGTCGAGGTGCTACTAAAGAAGAACTAAGGAAGTATACATCAGCATTACAGAAGGCGCAGAAGGCTGCACCTACTGTTACAAGATACTCAACATCTGGCGATGTTCAAACTGCTACTACAACAGGTGGCATTGACGAGGGGCAGTTCTTGATTCAGCAAATTGCAGGCACAGATGAGGCTAAGGCCAATAAGGTCTTTAGTTATTACGATGCCTTTAAGAGTGCGTTAGGTGTGCGCTAATGGCTAATGCAATTAAAACTAAACTGCAAAAAGTTTCTGGCGAGTATTCAGCCAAGGTTAATGATATCCGTGACCTTAAAGAAAAGAAGAAGAAGCCGTTTGTAACAGATGCTGAAGTAAAAACAATCAATGAACAGATTAGAGTTCTTGAGCGTGAATCCAAGGCAGCAATGGCAGAACTCAACAGACTTATTAAATTAGAAAAGACTGCTGAAGAATACCTAGATCTTAATAAAAAGATCAAAGAGGATCAAGCAAAACTTGCTAAGGCAGAAGCACGTGGAGAAGATACTGCTTCTATTAAGAGAGATATAAACAAAGCAAAAAGTAGAATTGGTGTTATAGCACCAGATGTTGAGCGCAGTTTTCCAGAAATTAAGGTAGTAACTCCTCAAGTTCCTACTACTGTAAATGCTGGCCCTACTGGTACACCTACGCAGAAACCTGGCACTCCAGCAGTCACGCCTGGTGCTCCGCCAGTTACACCTGGTGTTGTAAAAACACCTACACCTGGTACTCCAAAGCCAGGTGCTCCAAAGCCAAAGCCAGGAGAACCAGCACCTACACCTGCTGAGAAAAAGAAATTAACAATTGATGAAATCATTGACCAGGTTGCAAAGAACTATGGTTCTATTGACACAATCTTTAAGACTAATCCAGACCTTCAGGCTTTATTACGTAAAGCTATAGGTAAAGATGGTGTTCCTAATACAGACGATGATTTAACACCAGATCAATTTGTTAAGGAACTTGAGAATACAACTTGGTTTAAGCAGAACGCTAATGCAGTTCGCCAACGTGGATTCTATAAGCGTCAGTTTGATGACTTAATTAAGACTGGTTCTAATGCAGATGAACTTCTTAAAACTACCGAGTATGGTCGTGGACTTACTTACACAAAGCAAGTTATAGCAGATGAGGCTAAGCGTCTTGGCGTAACAGTATCTCCAGATGAACTAGATTTAATCTCTCGTGATATATATGACTTAGGTTATGAGAACCAACCAGCAATAGTTGCTCAACGTATCAGAGCTAAGATTTCATACAAACCTGGTACTCAACTAAGCGGAGTTGCTGGAGAAAATATTGCAGAACTTCGTAAGGTTGCAGCAGCTAATGGACTAGACCTAGATAAGAACTTTGGCTCTAGTCTACAAGGTTGGCTGCAAAATCTTGCACAGGGTGAATCTATTGAAACCTACAAGCAGATTATTCGCAGTGCTGCAAAGTTAGGATTGCCTGACAAGGTATCATCTTTGATTGACCAAGGCGTAGATCTTGACACAATCTACAATCCATACAGAAATATTATGGCTTCAGTATTAGAAATTAACCCAGAGACTATTAACCTTAACGATAAGGTTCTTCGTAGTGCTATTGGACCAGACAAAGAAATGTCTTTGTATGACTTCCAAAAGATGCTTCGCAAAGATGATCGCTGGCAGTACACATCTAATGCTAAAGAAGAAGTATCAGGTATCGCACTTGGTATTCTTCGTGACTTCGGATTCCAGGGGTAATGATGGCACGCAAAGATAGAGATATGCCAGATGGCGCTAAAACTCCAGCATCTTTTTCAACTGTAGATGAGAAAACTAAACTTGCAGCGCAAAGAGCAAACGCTCCAACACCAACAGTTGATGTACGTGTAGCTCTTACTAAGTTAACTGGTGGTCAAACATTAACACCTGCTGAACGAGAAGCATTAGGTATGTCTCCAGCACCAGCAGGTGCTAAAGGTCCAACAGGACCAGTTGGTCCTACAGGTCCTACCGGTACTCCTACAGGTCCTACTGGTACTCTTACAGGACCAACAGGTACTCGAACAGGCAAAACCGTAGTATCAACTTTTGTGGATCCTGCAACTGGAGACACATATGCCATCTACAGTGATGGAACTAGAGAACTAATAGCAAAGGGAAGCAAAGCAGCAGATGCTGCTGCGGAAGCAGCAAAAGCAAAGTTACTTGCAGAACAAGAAGCGGCCCGTATTGCAGAAGAAAAACGTCGTCAAGGACAATCTGCCTACGCTTTATTATTCTCAGAGTTTGAGCGTTACGGTATGGGTGCTTTAGTAGAACCACTTAAGCAGTTTATTCAAGATGGTCTATCCCCTGCTGAACTAACTCTTCGCTTACGCGATACAGATGCGTATAAGAAGCGCTTTGCAGCTAATGCACAGCGTATTGGTAAAGGATTACGTGCTTTGTCTGAGGCAGAGTATATTACTATGGAAGACCAATACCAGAATATTATGCGCCAATATGGTTTACCTGAAACCTACTACACTCGTGGAGAGATGGGTCGTCAAGAAGGATTTGAGAAGTTTATTGCTGGAGATGTATCTGCAGTAGAACTAGAAGATCGTATCTCAACTGCACAAAAGCGCGTACTCAATGCTAACCCAGAAGTAACTCAGGCACTCAAGCAATTCTATCCTGATATCACTAATGCTGACATCTTGGCCTATACGCTTGATCCTAAGAACGCTATTGAGAACATCAAGCGTAAGGTAACAGCTGCTGAAATTGGTGGAGCTGCAATCCAATCAGGACTACAAACTGGTATGGCACGTGCAGAAGAATTAGGCGCTGCTGGTATCACCAAGGCGCAAGCACAACAAGGATTTGGAACTATTGCCGGTGGACTACAACGTGGTTCACAACTTGCATCTATCTATGGAGAGAGTCCATATACACAGACAACAGCAGAACAAGAAGTCTTTGGGCTTACTGGAAAGACAGAAGCAGAGAAGCAACGCAAGAAGTTAACTGGACTAGAAAAGGCTACCTTTGGTGGTCAGACTGGTTTAACAAGTGGAGCCTTAGCACGAGATCGTGCTGGCGCTTACTAAATAAAAAGCCTGCCACTAGAACGACTGGCCTAGTGGAGCGACAACAAGACCAGGAGTAGGAGCCATACCGTTTCCCCAAACGAATATGAGGCCTGCGCCAACAACTAATAGGGAGAAGGACCACTATGTCCAATTACGACTACGAGGATGATGACGACTTCACAACGGATGACACATCAAACGATCTAGTAAAGCAACTACGCAAAGCGTCTAAGCAGAAAGACAAAGAACTAAATGAGCTTAAGGCTCAGTTTGAGTCTTTGAATAAGGCCCAACGCGAACGAGCAATAAAGGATGCCCTCGCAAGTCGCGGGGTAAACAGCAAAATTGCTTCATTTATCCCACAGGATATAGACCCAACTGAAGAGTCTGTATCTAAATGGCTTGAAGACTATGCCGATGTATTCGGTATTGAAACAGGCCAAACCCAGGCAACACCTAACGTAAATCCAAACGATGCTGCAGCATACAAGCGTATGACAAACTCCGCAGACTCTGGTGTTTCACCAGAGCACAATGGAGACATTATGCAAA